ATCAGATGTTACTCATAGATCGGCAGGCCAAAAATTAAAACAATAGTTCATGTAAATCAGGGTAATATTCGGCAGAACATAAAGCGGGATCCGAGTGATCGTCTGCCAGTACTCCGGGCACAGGGAGACTTCGATGCTTTGTATGGTGATCGCATTGACATTATTAATTCTGATACTGGTGAAATAGTAGCGTCAGTAGTATATCGCCCAGATAATCCGCTTTCATGTGGAGCAAGAGTCTGGATTGAAACTGACAATGATGTGGTAGTGGCAGATACAATTTAAAAAAATAAAAAAGCGGGAACCGCAATCGCTAGCTCCCGCCTTTAAACCCCGTGCCGACAACAGCAATGCGTGGCAAAGGACATTTTCATCCGCGCTTCGCGGGTTGGCAAACCAACTTTTCATAACCCATATCAACAAGATAAGGTCGTAACCCATCATACAAAATCCTGCAGCCCTGTCCATAAAAAAAGTAGCGCAAGAGTAAAAAAGTATCGGTGACGCTACTCAGTATTTGCTTTGCATCCGGGTCCAATGCCCTTACAGCCGCCCCGAAACTGTGACATATTTAACACAGTAGTAGGATAAAATGTACAAATTGTAGTTTTTTAAACTAAAATATACTTTTGGGGTGGTTGCGCTACACTTGACAACGTGGCATATTCAGATCTTCCCAAGGAGGGCGGGGGTGTGGGAGGAATAGATCCTAATACCCTCCTAAAGTGTTTCCTTGGTTTTTCGGTTTCTCACACAACTGAAAATAACGAAATCATAAAAGCATTAACACGTTTTTAAGTAATGCATTTAAACTAAGGAGAATTGCGTCTTGAGTAATACATCACACACACAGTTTGACGAATATCAAAAATGGACACGTACCACAGCTGCATACCCAGAAAGGCAGGCAGTCAACTACTGCGCTCTTGGTTTGGGTTCAGAAGTAGGTGAGGTCCAAGGTCTTATTAAAAAAGTAATCCGCGATAACGATGGCATCTGGACTGATGAAAAGGTACTGGACCTGCTCAAGGAACTTGGCGACGTTATCTGGTATGTTGCTAGGTTGTCGGATGAATTCCGTATTCCGTTTTCGGAAATCATGGAAGTCAATATAGAAAAGCTAACTCGCCGTAAAGAAGAAGGCACGATTAAAGGTGAGGGTTCGGATCGATGACTGGTGAATACAGGAGTAACATTAATCCAATCTTCCGATCCAAGTTCAGCGAAGACATCTTCAATTTAAAATACCGACACGACAGCGCAGAAAGCTGGGATGAACTCGCACGCACTGTTGCGATTGATGTCTGTGGTATGTACCTGCAGAAGTCGGAACTCGAAGAACTGACAACCATGATACGCAATCAGGAGTTCTTACCGGGCGGCAGGTATTTGTACTACGCAGGTAGACCGAACCGATTTTATAACAACTGCTTTTTATTGAAGGCAGAAGAAGATACCCGTGAAGACTGGGCATCGCTAGCTTGGAGATCAATATCATGCCTAATGACTGGTGGCGGGATTGGTGTGGATTATTCTATATACCGCCCAGCAGGAGCTTCCCTATCAAAAACTGGTGGTGTCGCTTCTGGTGTTATGCCTGCAATGGAAATTATAAACGAGTCTGGCAGACGGGTCATGCAGGGTGGGTCTCGTCGATCCGCTATCTATGCGAGTCTCGACGAAACACATGCTGACGTTCATCAGTTTCTGGTGCATAAGAACTGGGATGAATACATTGTACCGGGTACGGGTAAATCCCTGTCAGAAGTAAAGGCAGCAGGCTTTGACTTTCCGGCACCGCTGGATATGACAAATATTTCTGTAAACTATAAAACAGACTGGTTGTTGAAATACTGGGAGACAGGTGAAGTCGGTGACGTGTTTAAGAAAAACATGGAGCAGGCACTGCGAACAGCGGAACCCGGATTTAGTTTTAACTTTTTTGACCGCGAGAACGAGACACTGCGCAATGCATGTTGTGAAGTAACATCCGAGGATGACTCCGATGTCTGCAACCTTGGTTCGCTAAACTTCTCGAAGATTAAAACGCTACAGAGATTACGTGAGGTTGTGGAACTGGCTACCAAGTTTTTGGTTTGCGGTACGCTACGGGCACATCTTCCCTATGAAAAGGTGGATGCAGTCAGGCAGAAAAACCGCCGACTAGGTTTGGGGATCATGGGGATCCATGAGTGGTTGATCCAGCGTCAGTCTAAATACGAAGTAACCCCGGAACTACACAGGTGGTTGCATGTTTATAAAACGGTGTCCGACAGCACAGCTGATAAATTTACCGATCATCTAGATATCACAACGTGCAAGGCAAAACGTGCTATAGCACCCAATGGTAGCATTGGCATTATGGCAGGAACCACAACGGGCATTGAACCTTTATTCGCCGTTGCGTTTAAACGACGTTATCTCAAAGGTAAGAACTGGCACTATCAGTACGTTGTGGATAGTGCTGCACAGCAGCTGATCGATCTATATGGAACGGATCCAGAATCTATTGAGTCTGCTCTTGATCTAGCCAGCGACTACAAACGGCGTATCGCATTTCAGGCTGACGTTCAGGACTACGTTGATCAGGCAATCAGTTCAACGATTAACTTACCGTCGTGGGGATCAGACCTTAACAATGAAGACACCGTTGATGACTTCACGGAGACACTGGCGAGCTATGCCCACAGGTTACGTGGCTTCACCTGCTACCCAGATGGTAGTCGCGGTGGTCAACCGCTAACGTCTGTCCCATATGCCGAAGCCGCAAAGCAGGTCGGTGAGGAATTTTTAGAAGCAATCGATGTCTGTGACATTACACAGCGTGGGGGTGGATGTGGCTGAACCTAAACTTGAAGAAGAAACCGAAGAAGATAAACTTTTAACAGGGGGGATGGTTCCTGTTCGCCATGCCTGTTGGCATTGTAAGTCGGAACTTATCTGGAACAACGACTACTCGTTTGAAGAAGTTGGCTTTGAAGGTAATGGGTTGCTGACCCACCTATCATGTTCTGGGTGTGGTGCGTTTTATGAAATTCATAAATTAGAAGAAGTGCAACATTAGTGTATTTTTTTAGTTAATTTGTAGTTATTACTATACAACTTAATTATTTAGTGGTAGGATCGAGACACATTCTCTTCTTCCTATGTTTACCCCGGTAACATTGTTCTCCATTCAGTGTTACCGGGTTTTTTTTAAGATGGACAATCGTTGTGAAGAAATCATTTTTAATATCATTATTTACCGTTAATAACTTTGCAATGTTGCTGTTGTTTGGTTTTCCCAGTCCAACGTCAGCTAATCCACAAAAAGGGGTAGAAGCACCTGTCTGTGCATTTTACCTCACACACAGGGAATTTCTTAAAAATGTTGGGGAGCAACCAGCATTCCGTGGCTTGTCAAAACGTGGGCACGTCACCGAAGTATGGCTGGATGAAAAAACTGGGAAGTGGACAGCGGTAGTTACTTACTCGACAGGGAAGATGTGTACCGTTGATTACGGGAACACTGGGGATCAGTTACCATTAGAAAAAGGTGACCCCAGTTGACCGCCGATAAATATGATCTGGTGGATAAACCAAAACATTATATGGTGAATGTTGGTGAGCATCGGCTTGAATCTTGGGACATATTAGATGCTTTGTTTCGCCGCAATGCCATGCTTTGGAATGCGGGTAAATACCTGATGCGCGTTGGCACGGGTGGTAAAGATGATGACCTGCAGGATCTGAAGAAGTGCAGGCAGTATCTGTCGCGTGAAATATCCAGACTAGAAGCCTTGGAAAAAGCAGTGATGGACTAGCTAATCGATAAGCCGACTCAAACCCCGGCACAAAACGACAGCAATGATGAAGATGTAGAAGCGTTTAAACACAGCGAAATTACATCCCTGTACAGGTTCTACAATAAAAAAAATAACCTGCTTTATGTAGGAATATCTAAATCAATTATGAATAGATTATCGCAACATAAAAGAGACAAACCTTGGTGGGCAGAAGTATCCGTAATTAAAGTAAAACACTTTAATAATCGTGAGAGAGCGGAGAAGGAAGAGCGTCGAGCAATCAAAAAAGAAAACCCTTTACATAATAAGGGACATACGCTCCAGCATTTAAGTACTAAATTGTCTCGCAGTCACGCCAAACTTATCGCCAATTCGGTAATAAAATTACAGCTACAGCATAAGGGTCTCAGAAAACTTTCTGCGGCAATGAACAGGGAAGGGATCCCTACACATCGTGAAGGATCAAGATGGCACCCTACTAGCGTGCGAAGATTACTATTCACCATCAAAATGATACAAAGTACACAAGATGCTCCAGCTTAATACGCTAGAAGACATACAACATGCCATGCGCTTGCTGGAAGACAAAGAATCTGCAGACCGTGCGCAGGGTAGTTTGTTGGATTATTGTCAGCATTTGTCGCCTCAGTACATGAGGCCAAAGCATATTGAATATCTCGCGTCAAAATTGGAAGCTGTAGAGCGTGGGGAAATCTCCCGGCTGGCAATAAGTATGCCGCCAAGGCATGGGAAATCAGAACTTGCCAGTAACTTTTTTCCAAGCTGGTATATAGGCAGGCATCCAGATAAATACGTTATATTTTCCACGTATGCACAGGAACTTGCAGACGATTTTGGGCGTAAAGTCCGTAATACACTGCGTGATGAACGATTTGGTCAGGTCTTTCCAGACGTGACACTGGATGAAACGTCGCAGTCTGCGCGAAGATTTGGCACATCCCACCGGGGAAGTTACTTCAGCGTGGGTGCGGGTGGTGCAATCACAGGTCGTGGTGCCCATTTATTAATTATCGACGACATTATCAAGGGTCGTGAAGACGCAGACTCCACCGCTGTTCGCAACAATGTCATCGACTGGTACAAATCCACCGCATATACGCGGTTAATGCCGAAACCTTCTGCCGTTGTGATTATTGGTACGCGATGGCACGAACTCGACTTAATCGGGCACGTTCTCGATAACGATGACCACGAAACGTGGGAAGTAATCAACCTTCCAGCGATAGCGGATGAAGATGATCAGCTGGGCAGGGAAGCAGGTGAGGCGCTTTGGGCTGATCAATATCCAGTTGAGCGTTTACGCGAAATAAAACAAACCGTTGGTAGTCGTGAGTGGGCATCATTATTCCAGCAATCCCCCGCTGCAGAAGATGGTAATATATTTAAGCGTCACTGGTGGCGTGTCTGGGAAGACCCTGAACCACCACCGTGTGATTATTTACTG